GACATCAAGAAAACCGAGGATTCTGACAACGAATTAACTAATACAATCGTTAAAAACAACGAAGTCAAGGCTAAATCTACAGAAGATGCGAATGGTCGCGTGATCTATTCATTGCAGACCATGAACGAGGAGCAGAAGAAAGCTGTAGAGATGATGCAACAGGAATTTGCCCAACTAAAAGGCGAAGTCCAGAATGCATTCCAAGCTATCGAGCAACAGACAGCCTTATCTGCAGATCAAATGACTGCCAACTTGCAGAAGAACATTGACGCAGTAGATAAGTGGTCTCAGAACCTTGAAACACTCGCCAAACGCGGATTGGACCAAGGTCTTATCGAACAAATGCGCAAGGCTGGTCCTAAAATGGCCGACCAAACACAGGCCCTTGTTGATGCGTCAGATGAGCAGTTAGGACGACTCAATACTAAATGGACCGAGGCGGGAGATAAAGCCAAAGAAGGCTTCCTCCGGGGTATTCGGGCAACTGGTCAAGAGTTACCACCAGAGATTGAGAGCATGGTAACGGCTATCGGTGATGAGTTCAGAAGCGCACTTGCTGATGCAGGCTTTGAAGTTAAAGGCCGTGAAGTGCCTCAGAAAATCAGTGAGGGTATGCGGTCTGGTAAAGGCGACGTCCAACAGGCAGCCACAGAAGTCACAGAGGCATCTAAGCAAGCATTTAACAACTTGCCAACGGAAGCCAAGTACAGCGGATCACAAGTGAGTGGTCAGTATGCCCAAGGTATCACAGAAAACCAAGCATCGGCACAGGGAGCAGTAGAGGGCCTTAAAAACGCATCTCTAGGTGTTCTAGCGAACTTGTTCGGCGAGGGTCAAGTAAAAGGTGCTGAACTTGGCGCGGGTGTCGGAGACGGTGTATTGAGCCGGTCCGATGTCGTGCAAGGTGCAGCAAGTACCCTCAAATCAAATGCGACTGCTACAATGGACGGTATGGCCAGCGATGGGCAAGCTAAGGGTTCGGAGTTTGGCTCTGGTATTGCGATTGGTATCGGTGTAGGCCAGCAGGTCGCAGTAGGTGCAGCATCAGTCATGAACCTTGCTATTTCTGCTCAGTTCCTCGCGATGTCCATGAACGGTCAACAGCACGGGTCACAGTTCGGCTCTGGTATTGGCTCTGGTATCACATCGTCGCAAGGTATTGCTACCGGGGCATCTAATGCGATGAAACAGATGATTAATGCATCGGTTAATTCGCTAGGCCATGACGGACAACGTGCCGGTTCACAATTTGGATCTGGTGTGACTAGTGGCGTGGCAAGTCATAACGGAGCAGTATTCAACGCGTCAAGCAACCTTAAAGCATCGGCACATAACGGTATGTCTGGTGGATATAACGGTGGATATAATGCCGGTCTGTCCATTGGCGAGGGTATGATGAGTGGTATCTATGCTATGGCTGGTTCGGTTGCAGCAGCAGCAGCCAGCATCGCAAGTAGCGCGGTTGCAGCAGCTCGCTCTACTTTGGCTATCAACTCGCCGTCCAAAGTCTTTAGAGATCAAGTCGGTCGCGCTATCCCGGAAGGTATGGCAGTCGGTATTGAGAAGTACGGCTACTATGTTGATGATTCCATGACTGACCTTGCGAACAAGACAGTAGAGTCTGGAAGGAAATACACAGATGGCTTTGGCTTTAACTTGCCAGGTCGCGGTGATCTTGTAAGTGGTCTGACTGACACACTAGCTACGCGCTTTGGATATGCAGGCGGTGGAAGCTCAAGTTCAAACGTAACCAACAACTATACGCTCAATGCAAACGGCACGGCTAATGACAACTTCTTTAGTCCGGAAAATATGCGCAGGCTCTTGCGTGAGCTTGCTTACTATACGAATTTGGAAGGAGGTAGAATGGCTTAATGGGAAGTTTTACTTTTAACGGTGTATCAAGCACTACTCACGGTCTACGAGTGACCAGCGACTATATTATCAGTTCAACTGGTAGCGACGTGGAAACAGTAGCGGTCCCTGGTCGCGATGGTGATCTATTGATCTCAAAGAACCGTCTTAAATCGGTGACTATCGAACTGCCTTGTACCGTCCTTTCTAGTCGTAAACTCACGGACACAGAAAGTGATATCAGCAACTGGCTAAACGTAGATGGCTATAAAGATTTAACTCTATCCTGGGACCCAGATTTTATCTACCGTTCAGCATTTATTGAGACTTTTGAAGTGTCTAGCCTTATGCGCCAGTTTGGCAAAGTCAAGCTGAACTTTTTGACCTATCCAGTCAAATTTTACAAGCAAGGGCGCATAAGCCAAACACTTTCAAACGGTGCTACAGTCAACGGCCTTGGCAACGTCAACGCAAAACCGATCATCACACTAGTGGGGTCTGGTGATTGTACGCTTACGATTAATGGTCGCAAAACCAAGTTAAAGGCTGTACAGAATAGGATCACTCTGGATATGCAAGCAAACCAGGTATACTCTGGCAACTTGCAATCCTGGGATAAAGTCGTTCGAAGTCCACAATTTCAGATGCCTTACTTGGACGCCGGCAGAAATTTGATAAGCTGGGACGGGAATTTTACTGTTACCATGACACCAAACTGGGGGGTTAAGCTATGAAGCCTATACTATACAACGCAAACGAAACAGCGTTTGAAACCTACGGTTTGGGAGAAATTGACGCTACAAAGGCGCAAGTCACAAGGGAACGTAACGGGAACTATACTCTTTACATCGAGTACCCGGCTAGCGGCCCGCTTGCAGGTACGTTTAAAAACGATATGCGGATCAAGTCTGATGCTGGTTTACGAACCAAAAATCAGACTTTCTTCATTTCCCGTATCCTCAAAGACAGTACAGGCATTTTAAAAGTCTATGCAAAACATATCAGTCACTTGACCGAAACAATGGCTATTAGAAATAATACCAACGCAACAGGGACAGCTCAGGCAGCCTTGGCTATCTGGGCTTTAAATGCCCTGGGTGGTATTCGCTTTGATACATGGTCTGATATTGATCTAACCTCAAAAACAAGCTGGAATATCGCAGATTTTAAAACGGCGCGTGATGTCCTGGGTGGTGTCAAAGGCTCAATTCTTGATGTCTGGGGCGGTGAATATGAGTTTGACAATACAGTTATCAGACTGCATAAGCAACTAGGGCGCAAGAGTCCAACCGTTTTAGAATATGGTCGCAATATCTTGCGAGCAGAAGACGACCAAGACATCGAGGGAGCTTATACCAGCGTGTATCCTTACGCAACGTACACCCCAGAGAATCAAGGGACTGGAGAGGGCGGAGCAACCAGCCAACAAGTCACAGTTGAACTACCCGAGAAGTATGTAGACGGACCTTATATTGGGTTGTATAACGAGCGACGGGTTTTGATCGTTGATTTTTCGTCTAACTTCAAAGACAAGGAAGTACCAACGGTTGACAAATTGCGCAGGCTCGCTAAAGAGTACGCAACAAATAACCGTTTAGGACTTCCAAAAATCAATACTAAAATCGAGTATGTAGACTTATCAAAGACACTTGATTATAAATTAACTCAGATTTTAGAAGAGGCTGAACTTTGCGATATCGTACCCGTCTATTATCCTCAAATCGGGCTTACTAGTGAAGATGCCAAACTGACAACTATTGTCTATGATGTATTGCTAGAGCAGAATGACAGTGTCGAGGTCGGAGTTATCGGTGATGGCTTTAAATCATCAATGACCAGCAACCTATCCGGTAAGATTGACGACCTGGCCAACAATCAACAACGGCTGGTAAACACCTTGCCAGATTATCTCTTGAATGCTCAAGGAAATAAAGTCTGGTACAGTCGCCCAGATAATAACGAGCATAAAGTCGGTGATATCTGGTTTGAAAAGAACGGTCTCTATGACCGTATGTATGTCTGGAACGGCTCTCAGTGGGAGAAACGGATCGACACAGAGGATATTGACAAGGTCAAGAAAGAAGTCGATAAACAAATCTCAGACGCTAAAATCTCGACGAACCAAGCAATCGCGCAAGCCAACGAAAAGGCGGAAGAAGCCCTCAAGAAAGCCGGCACGTTACCAGACACTAGCAAGCTATCAGACCAGATCAAACAACAGATTTTAACAAGCCCAGACTTGCAGAACAAAGTCACGGAAGGTGTAAATAGCGTTGATGGTAACGTGATTTATAGTAAAATCTTTTCCAAATTGTTAACGCAATTCGCAAATAAAGGTGATTTTGAAAGCCTTGATCGGGTCCAAAACGATCAAGGGCGCGATCTTCTGAATCTGTCCAAACAGATCACAGCTCAGACCCTCGAATTTAACAAGCTCACAGAATCTAACAAGATGTACGAGCGTATTCTCGGTAAGAGCGAAACAGACGCACCAGATCAGCTCTCGCGACTTGTCATGTCTAGCGAAATTTTCCAAACTGAGGTCGGAAAGTATGTCAC